CCCACTCATCCTGGTGGTTCTTCTTGCGAACATCCACGCCCACCTTCAACGCGACACCCCAATCAAACTGCTTCACATCATTCAGCCAACCAGTGACCTCAATCAAAGCCTCATTCTTAACCATTCTCATTCCCTTCCCATTTGATAATGTGTGACGGGTTCACACAATCATTATGCCCACAACCTCTGACACCAGGCAACACAAGCCGCCCATCATCATCCAGCGGTGTCACATCATCCTTAGCGAACCCACCATGCCAGGGCAAACACTTGCCCTTCTTCGTGTGAACTGTCTGCACCTTTCGTGCCCTACAAGAAACACACAAAACCGTTTTCTGTCGAGTGCTGTTCAGATCCCATTCAAACCCGCAACGCTCGCACTGAATCCTGGGCATCTAAAACACCCGCAGCGATTTCAAGTTGCCTATCAGTGAACTCATAGCCCCTAACTTTACGCGATTTCACGGGAGCCTGCTGAATCTCTGGTTCGTGTTTCACCTCAACCTGTTCTGGTTGCTTCACTGCCGGAATCATCGAGCGAGGCACCTCATACTGTGCAAGGAACCTATGGTTAGCCCAATACTTATCAGCCTTCCTGTTCTGCTTGCGCCTCAGTTTCACCTGATAAGGGTGTGTTGGCCTTTCCGTTTCCAGTTCCTCCAAATTGATAGCCATTTCCTCAGCCCAAAAGTTTTCAGAATAAGCGCTCATCAGTTTCCCCCTCCTGCTCCATCGCCCACCGCAACCGGCCCTCAATGATCGGCAGATATTCTTCCGTAAGTTCAGCACCCACAAAGTCGTACCCGTCAAGTAGTGCCGCCTTACCCGTAGAACCCGAACCCGTAAACGGATCTAGCACTGTCCCCCCAGGTGGTGTGACGAGCTTGATGAGGTAACGCATTAGCTGTGTGGGTTTCACCGTTGGGTGAAAGTTCTTAGCCCCTGAGGTTCTACCGGCACCGGCACGCGGGCTATTCATACCCGCCGATCCTTCCTCACGCTCCACCATGTCACCTGCGCTCGTGCCCTCCAGCTCCTCTAACCCCTCATTGCGGTCACGCTTAGAAGCCTTAGCCACATAGAAAAACCGTGAAGCCCCACCCTGACCGCCATAGCCGTGATTAGGTGCAGTAGGTTTCGCAATTTCACTGAAGATATTGCTACCAGCAGAGTTTTCTTTCACAGCAACACCGTCACGGCTGACCCCTGATTGTTCATCGAGCAACCCAGCCGTCACCTCATCAAGAATCACATTCGCAGGCCAACGACCATTAGGTGCTGGCTTAATTTGCTCTGACCCTTGCCAACCGTCATCATTGAAAGAAGAAGGCGAGTTTCTGTGAACACCTGGGCTGTAGGGTTTCAAATCGTCACCGGCAATCCTGCTGCCGCCAATGTTCAACCCCCCCACACCCCAAGCAAGTACGTTCTCAGCAACCGTCACACCCTTACCAAACGGTTTCCGCCCCACCACAACAGGCTCATGGGCAGGCTTCAACGCAGTACCCCACCCCTCCCACTGTTTAGCCTCGGAGGTTGCGGCATTTGTTATGGCAAAATCTTTTGCAAATCCATAGGCTTTTTCTTCGCCCGCGTGTTTTCCCGTTCCGCCGGCGATGCCGTTGCTACTCTGCCCTATTACTTCACGCTGTTTGTATGCAGTCCACTCAATCCCAGTACGCTCAGCCACAAGCCGTTCAATCGCTTCAGGCACTTCAGGCAAATAGGGTCGCAACTTATCGAACAAATCCGCCGTGGCAATCGCAGGCTGGCTTTTTTCTGTCAAATAGTGGGAACCCATAGAAGTTCCAGTGGCATCATTTATCTGCTCGGCGGTGATACCAGTCGAGCGCATCCACGCGGTGAACTGTAACTGCCGGTCACGGTTCACGCCCTGCCCCTTGTCTATGGCCTTCGACACATCCAACGACTTCGGAAACCCGCTCCCATACAACCAAGCAATATTATCCCTAATCTCAAACCCAGCATCCTCCACCGCAACCGCCAACCTATGCCACGTCCTCGACCCACCAAACGCCAAAACATGACCGCCAGGTTTCAACACCCGCAAACACTCCTCCCACACCGTCACATCATACGCAATACCGCTGGAATCCCACGACTTCCCCATGAACCCCAACTCATAAGGCGGATCCGTCACAACACTATCCACCGAGTTATCCGGCAACCCCCTCAACACCTCACGACAATCACCAAGAAACACACGCGCCCCACCCACAACAACAACCGGCTCCATCACTTCTTCCCCTCCACTAGTAACCGTAAAGCTAACTCGGCCTGCTGAGGAACCACACCATTCCCGCAAGCCTTCAACTCATCCTTACGCGACAACCCCAGGCCAGTAACCCAACCCTCAGGCAACCCCATCATCCACTCAGTGAACTTGCTAGACAACCTGTGCGCCCCATCCTTACCATCAGGCTTAGTAGGGTTAGGAGCTTTCATGCTAGTAACTTCTTCCCACCTTTTCACCGCGGGCTCAAACTTTCCCCAGCCCATATGCACAGCTTTATCTTCTATTTCATGGATTGTTGAAACAAGATCCCTCCCTTGCCAGTTTTCAGATTTGCGCCTGTCGTTATAGTCACGAGAAACAACCGTGGGCAGATAGTTCATTTTTCCGGAAAGAGTCACCTGCCCGCCACGCGCCCTCGCCTTCTCCTCTGGCTGGTCCCCACGCTCAGCCTCACTAGCCGCGGGGGTGCGGAGCAACTCATATGAACCATCAGTCACGCGCTTTGCCCACAAAGGCAGATCCACGCCACGATTAGGGGAACCGTTGGTCACTTTTCTTTGCACCTTGTCGCGATCCCAAGAATGATCACTTGCGGTTGGTGTTGGAACGCTCACCTTGCCAAGCGAGGATGAAAACTCTGAACCGCTGGTGTGGGGCTCCCGCATCGGAAGCTCGTACACCACGCCATTCCGCATCGAACCCGAGGTCATCCAACTCTCCGAGAACAGCTCCAAGTGCTCGCAAAGCAGGCTCACCGTCTCCGGTTTCTCCCATACACCACGCACAGTGTTCCAAATCGCCACCGGCTTTTGCGCTAAGTAATCCTCTAACATTTTCAATAACCACCCATCTAGGCCTTATGACCTCTATTGCTTCTGCAAACTCACTCCACAGACCAGAACGGGTGCCGTCACCCATTCCAGCCCTACGCCCCGCCAAAGAAACATCCTGGCAAGGAAACCCGCCCGTAAGAATATCCACAGGCTCCACAGCCGCCCAATCCACCCTGCTCACGTCACGATAGTTAGGCACCCCAGGGAAGTTAGCCTCAAGGATCTTAGAAGGCGCATCCTCCCACTCACAATGCCAAACAACCTCAGCATCGAACTGCTTAGCCACAGCAATATCAAGACCGCCATAGCCAGAGAACAGTGAACCGATTTTCATTCCCAGCTTCTACCGTTATTGATGAACAAGGTGGCGAGCTTGATTGCGTTCTTGAACTCGCGTGTGGTGGCTTGCGAGAAGTCGAGCAGTGCTTCGCTGAGAAGGACATTGTGGATTTCTGTTGCTTGGTCAATGCTGACCTGTGCCAGGTTGCTGATTTCCTGTGTGGTGTTCATTGTTTTCCCTTTCGTTTGGCTTATGTCTCTAGTGTATACCATATACACAGAATGTGCAACTACCTACAACCAAACTCCCCAGACCGACACTCCCAATGCTCACCCATGTCATGCATCTTCAAAACCCAAGCCCTCTGCGTTGGCCCCTCCGCCGCGGGCTTCAAAGCCTGCTTATGAATCACAGTCCGAGGCTCCGCAAACCTCACCGCGTTCCTACACCAAGTCCTAAACGCCGCATCCCAACTCTTGAACACAGATCCCTTAGCGGTATGAAAGTCTACAAACGCATCTATCTGCTCACCAATATCCAAAGACGGGTGTTTTTTCCTCAGAGCATCCACAAAGGTATCCTCCAGGGCGAACGGGTCAGGGATTGACGTGGCTCTTTTAGCTTTTTTGTCAATATAGTTATCTGGTTCTAGTTCAGTGGTTCTAGTTAGGTGGACATCTGTGTCTACCCCCCTGGACAGTGGTGACCACCCCCCCTGGACACTGGTGTCTACCCCCTTAGAAACCCGCAACGTATAAACCAATGAGCTGTTGTGGCGCTGCCTTTTCGTTATCGCGCCCACCCTGATCAGCTCCTGACTAGCCCTATCAATGGACTTAGCTGAACAACCCATCTTCTCTGCCAGAGTCTCACGCGAGGGGAAAGCCTCATGGGTGTGATTGTCAGCGTAACGGGCAAGCACAGAATATAGCCTGACCGCCTTATCCGAAACCTGAGAATAGGTGACCCATTCAGGAATAATGCTGAACCGGATCTCTGTGTTCAGTTCATCAGTCATCGCGCTCCATTCCTCGGCTATACCCTAGAATGGAAACAGCCGATAGTCTACTTATCGGTTTTCATGATGGCCTCCTGCCCCACCACGCGGGGGGCCATCTCAATTTTAAGTTATACAAACACC